AATTTATTTGCCATTTTTATCCGTTTTCAATTCACAAACACATATGGGGGCCGAAGCCCCCTAAGAAATATAAAATTAAGAAGTAGTTGCTGTTGTGTTTGTTGATGTCCAGTATTGGTACGCAAACGTCACAGTAAACTCTTCAATGGTATCATTTGAACTCCAATCCAAATCGATTGGAGACAAATCTATTGGAAACAAACCAACAAAGTCATACGCCTTAATTGCACCAGCAATACCATCTTGGCCGCCGGTTTTAGGATATTGATAAACGTGAGCATCTGATGTATAACCTAATGCTTGAGATGTGTTGAAGTTGTTAGCTTGCACACTTGTACCACGTAAATTACCTTGATTACTGTTGATAAAGTTCATCCACACCTCAATTGAGTTGCGAACCAAGAAGTTCTCATCATTAACAACTGTAATAGTCCAATCAGCAAATGTTCTGTTACCAGCAAATTTTATTTCACGACCAAAGTAATACATTGGTACTGTGCCCAATGTAGAACCTGGAAGTTGAGCTGATTTTGCCAAAAACGACAAAGTTGTTCCTGCACTAGAAGCTGCTGGATTTGCATTTGGTGCATTTAGTGCCGTTGGAATATTTGGAATGCTTACCTGAAATAGATTCGGGCGGGCACCATCACCAGTCAGGCGTGTTGTGAAATCGCTAATTTGAAAAGCCATTTTTTTCTCCTATTTGTTGTTATTTATTAGGCTGTTGTAGTGGTAATTGTTGAGAAATTAACACCTGTGCCAACTGCAACAAAATTCAACTGGATAAAGTTGATTGAACGAGCCGGTTGAATATAAATGTCACCAACAAATTGGTTAGAATTAATAACTTGTGGCGTGTTATTTGTATTATCACACACAACTTGGAATGCAGTAATACCACGTTGACCTTGAACGTTGCGTAAGAATGGAGTTACTAGAGAAACAAACTGTGCCTGTGTAAATGCATCATTGAATTCAAACAATGAGAATTGTGCAGCTCTCTTAATAGCTTGTTCAAGCGTAATAAACAATCTGCGAACATTGATTCTATCAAATGCAGAAGGTTGTGTTTGCATTGTTTTATCACCAAACAATACTGTGCCTTGGCCTGGGAAGGAAGCAACAGGATTAACTGCAACTTGATATAACGCATCACGATTACCTTGTGATGGATTCCATGCCAATTTGATAACGTTCTTAATAACACCACGACTATAACCTGCAGGAGACCACCATGGATTATTTGCTACGTCTGTATATGCACACAAACCAGCAATATCACCATTCAATGGAACCCAACGATAGGTGTTGTTATAACGGTCAAACATGTATTTCCAACCAGAATCTGCAAAACCGTAACTACCAGCTGGACCACCAGTTACTGAAGATAGGCTATTCATCCAAGACAATACACTAGTTTGTTCACTACCGGAGTTGTTAACAACTGATGTTTGTGGTGGAGAAATAAATGCAACTGAATCTTTACGTGTGGAAGCAATATTGATTGCATTTGTTTGTACTGCAACACTTGTATATGGACCAGTCATCAACAAAGAAATTGCTGTTTGTGCTGAATCAGAAAATTGATTTTGTGCATTAATAATATCTGCATCTGTAATTGTTGCATCTGTACCAGCACCTAATGCATATGTGTATGAACTTGCTAAGGTTGCATATGCAGTATTTGCCATTGGTTTACCCCAAGTGGCATTTGTAGAACTGTAATTTACTGGATCAACTGCATAAATGTATTTTGATTGATTGAAAATAGCATTTTTGTAGTAGTTTGATTGGCCAGAAGAATCTAGACTATCGGAAGCTTTTGAAAGATATGCAAAAGTTTCTAGCACTGTACCTTTTGTACCAGAGAACAAACCGCCTGTATCAACAACTGCAATGTGAATTTGGTCATTTGCACCACCCAATTGAGTCGTTGCATAACTTGTGCTTGGCTGACTGTTAAAGTAACCTGCCAATGGAACACTTGAATAATTTGTGTTAGCAGAGTTATAGAGAGCCACATTCCATGATGCATATTGAGCTGCATTTGCGCCTGCGTCAATTACAGAAATGGCCAAAGAATTTCCTAAAGCACCAGGATAACGAGCAGCAAAAGCACCTAAAGCGTTTGATGCACCTGATGGCAAGTAGTTGTATTGAAAAACATTTGAGTTTGCAATTTGAACTTGTGCAGTAGTATTTGCAACAGCATTGTAACTTGTGCTATTTGCGGCACGAACAACTTGCAAATTATTACCATACGCTAAGAATGAAGCGGCAGTAAAGAAAGAAGCATATGTGTTGCTATCTGGTTTTCCAAATGTACTAACTAAAATTGATTCTGTGGATACTGGAATAATTGTAGAAGCTGGTCCCCATGCAAATGGACCTGCATAAGCTCCTGCTGTTGTCAGAACGGAAGGCACAACTGTAGTTAGATTAACTTCATTTACGCTTACGCCTGGAGATAATAGATTTGCCATTTTTTTCTTCTCCTTGATTTATTATGAGTTTTGGCACTTTGATACCATAAGTTTATTTATGAAATAAAATTTTTATAAATTTCGCATCATGTCTCTTATAAAACCACCATATGTGTCACCTCCGGGTGTTGAATCCCATAAATCACCATCAATCAATTCAAGATTTGTTGTCATTCCATCTTCAATAATGGGTGCCGGCAATGTTTCATCATCAACCTGATTCATCTGTTCCAACTGTAATTGCTTGCGAATGTCATGGCTTACAATCTCTTTAAAGTACTTTTGAGTTGTTGCCCATGCAAAGATGACCATCGTCATCACCAAATCGTCATTGGCACCTTCTTCTGCCATGAATGTGTTCTTTTGTGCTACGAATGTGGTTAATTCTGATACGGTATCAAAGTCATTGACGATAAGTTTATCACCTTCAATCAACATTTTTAAATTGGAACAACCAATTCGTTTCACTTGCGGAGACATTTTAAGTCCCATTTGCACACCACGAGCAAAACCAGCCGACAATTGTTGTGGTTTCTTATTGCCTGTAAACACTTTCCACAAGTTTTCGTACTCTAACTCATTATGTAGGGTGTCGGCCACTTGAGGTGTATTGTTGATTTCAACTAGAACGTAGGCATTATTGTACATTCTAGCTGCATTATAGATGATGGTAGGAAACAAAACAGGACTAATAGACGAACTGTGGTATGTGGCCACCTGTTTATATGGCATTTCCGATATATCAAACACGGAGAATGCTGAGCAGTCCATGTTTTTACCTTCCGATACATCAACACAAATTGCATATAGATGGTCTGTTTTGCCTTCACCATCAGTTTCTTTGACTGGTTGGTGATAGATTTTAACTTTATCGTGTTGATAAACTGGATCATGATAGACCAATTGTTGTAATTTTTGGCCAGAAATCAATGTATTTGTAGAACCTAAGAATTCACATTCAAACTCTTGCCTAAATTGTTCTTCGGATGTGTTACGAATAGTTTCATATTTCCATGCTTCATCACGACCAGGAACCATAGACCAGTGAATCTCAAATGGTTTATATCCATTCTTGTTACCAATGGCATCCATCCATAACTTATAGAACATGTTCATGCCATTAGGCGTAGACACGATAATAATCTTTGTGGATTTACCAGAGGAGATAACAGGATAGACTGAGTTAAAGAACTCCTCGGCAATATTTGCAGGCACGAAAGCAAACTCGTCCAAGAATACACAATTGAATGATCCTCCACGAACTGCGGATGACGAGGTTGATGCGGCCATAATTTTAGAACCATTCTCTAGTTCCACATTACCTTTGTTCCAGGTTATGATCCCTTGTTGCAACCACATTGGAAGATTTTCATATGCCAGTTGATATTTGGCCAAAATATCCCGTGCAAGTGAACCTTTATTGGCCAAAACGGCAATGTTCTGTGAATCTGAAAATAATGTTAACCAAAGAAGATAGGCCACAGAAGTGGTAGTTTTACCAACCTGACGTGGACATTTTGTGATGACGAAACGGTTATCGTGAAATAACTTAATCATTTCTTTTTGAAATGGCCACATCTCAAATGGCATCAAACCACGGTCAACGTTAACAATCTTAATGTGTTTTTCTGCAAAGTATACAGGATCTTTTGCACATCTCATATACTCTTCAACTTGTTCCTGTGAGTATTTGATTTGTACTCCGGCCTTTTTTAAAAGCGGATTGTCACGATAACTATCTTTATTGTCTATCATTTATTACCTTTAATCAACTTATTCAGCTCTGAAGTTGATCCAACAAAAATAGCTTTGTCGATTGTTGTAGTTCCTGATGGTGCGTTTTTCTTATCCATATCACGCATTTGTTTTTGTACTGCAAGAAGTTCTTTGTTGGCATCTACCACATTCTTTAGTAATGTGCCATACACTTCAAATGCACGAGGATGTTGGCCTGCTTTTGCAATCTCCAGTATCTCATTCATGGCATCTTTGCCTTGGTCTATTAGGTCTTGTAGATTGGTTTTGGTCTGTTCATATGCATCAACCAAATCTTCTTCAAGCTCTGCTTCACCAACCTTTACCGCAGGCAAAGTTTCTTTTTTAACCACAGGAGGTGGAACTACTACTTTTGTGGTCACATCAAAGATTTCTTCCATATTTTTATCAAAGTTGTTCATAACAATGTTATAGTTTAATTAAAACCTGTACCTTGAATATACCAAGTATTTGCAGCCGCAGCGAACAATGTGACAACACCATACGATGTTACATTGTGACTACCAGAGATAGAATTACCAGCAGCATATAATGATACGCCAGTATTTGGAGTAACTGTAACATTACCTGTTGTTGTATGTGAAACAATAGTGATGGTACTACCATTGGCAAATGCAACATTGGCAGTTGTTGGAATATACAAATTTACATTTGAAGTATTGTTATAATAAACATATTTACCAACATCAGACAACTGCAATACATAATTATTGCTTTGCAAATTTTGTGGTTTAATGGTGCCTGCTGTATTAGCAGTGTTCCATACAGTTTGCAATGTTACATTGTTAGCTGCATACCAACCACCAGCTTTACTTCCATCATGTATTGTTAATTGATTTAATGTAGTATCAACAATCAATTCACCAGAAGCTCCAGTGATGCTTGTAAGGTTGCTCGTTGGATATCTTCTAAATTGTAGCGTCTTTGACATTTTTTAACCTTTAAATATTTGGAGTTTCAGTTATAACTGTGTTGAATGTAAATGAACCTGTGTTAGCTGTTTCAGTTGACAAATCTTCTACACCAACATCGATTGACAAATCATATGCAACTGGATCTAAAGCAGTTTCCGTTAATAGATCCTCATTGACATCTGCATATGTTGGAGAAATAACAATCTTTGCAAGTTCTTGTGGTACAACTTGATAAGCCAAAAATTTCCAACTTGCATTTGAACTTTGGCCAACAATGTTTTTATTTGAAACAAAATGACCCGATAAATCTGAAAGTAACAAAGTCTTTCCTACTTTATCCCATGTCACTACTTTACCAGAAGCGGTCGATAAAGATGCGGAAGTTCCTTGGTATGCAAGTTCACCAATTCTGTATTGACCTAATCCTGTAGAAGCCATTTCAAATAAAACATTATTTGCTTGATTTGGATTATTGTATATATTCGTAATAGATGTTTCAATCAATCCAACACTTGAAGTACCACCAAAAATGAAGCCTTTGACCGTGAAGTTCAAAGTCCAAATAACCATTCTTGTATCTGAGTCTCTGTCACCCTCATAT